ATGAAGAAAAAACTCGTTCAATACAATGAATTTAAGGAAATGGAGAGCAACTCTCTAACCACCGCCCAGCGTGAGCTAGTTGCCGCAGAAGACGTTCTCTCAAATGTTCTTGAAACTTCTGTTAGCCTTTATTGTTTTAGTGAAAACGATGTAATTTACGAAACGATTAATGGCGACTATGTTCGTGCACAATACGAAATAGAAGATGGAAAAGTCAACTTAGAAAATCTTGAGAATATTGTAGTTGATGAAGATTCTTTGAAAAAAGAATCTCAATCAATTCTTTCAGCCATGGTTGACTCCTTGTTAGAAGGAAATGAAGAAAAGGCAAAAAGCCATTTCGATAGTTATATGGGTTCTCCGACCATTTCTAGAGTGTTCGAAGAAGCTCAGGCGAGCATGACGGTTGGCAAAGGCACTGGTAAAAGGGGTCCGCTGGCAGGCAAAAAACGAAATCGGTTGGCAGTGCTGAAGGGTGCAATCACAAGAAAGGCAACTGAGTTGTGGAAAAAGTCCCACCAAGGTCTCGCAAAGCAAATCAAAAGACTCTCTACCAGAATGTCCAAAAAGCTTGGTCATTTAAGGACTGGCAAAGGGGGACATCAACGTCGAGTGTATACAAGATACAATCTGAAGAAAAAGAAAATGGTAGAATGGGTAGACCTCTGTCATAACGTTCTAGAGTATGTTGACTTTCACAATTATGGACCCGTCCTTCATGAAACTCAAGTTTCTTACAATGATGACGGAAACCTAACAGCAGTATCAATTCCAACAACCCACAAGAGAAACGAATCCAAATGGGCGCAATCAAGTTGGAAAGCTCTAAATGGAACCATGAAGGCTCTTAGAACAGAAGCCAAGGATCTTAATGACGACGAAGATTTCTGCAAGGCTTTAGCTGAACTTAAAAGAAGCAATGCCATGTCAGATAATGACGCATTAGAAGAAACTCTTGAAGGCATTGTTACCAAATGGCCAAGTGTTCTATATCTTACTCAAGACGAATTAGCCCAAAAGATATCGGGAGCATTGGAATCGGTAGGATCGACTAACTTTGACGATCACACATGCAACTTTATGTCCGAGGGGATTTTAAGAATTGCACACGAAGCATACTCTGATCGTGTCAGCAGAATTGAAAAGCTTTCTGGTTCTGAAGACAATGAGGAATCAGAGGATTCTTATATTGATTTCCAAGAAACAATCAAAGATTTCTATCCAACCTTAGATGAAGATATTGACAACAGCTTAAAAGTGTTTGAAGCAGTATATCAAGCCATAGGGGATGTCTATCGTCAAGCCGAAGAAAGCCGAGATGATGCCTTGAAAGAGGGAGCCTTGGAACATCTTGAACTTTTGGCCGACGTTCTGAATCAAGACGCCCAAGCAGATCTCCATATCGTAGAATCTGCTTCTGAATGGCTATACTTTTTAATTGAAGCCAATCTTGACAGTGTTGATTTTTACGCAAAAACACATGTTTCTGGTGGCGTAATGGATGATTCCGGCGACGGCGACCACCCAGCAGTGGGCGATGCAGCCGACAAAGCTTATTCTCCTGCCAAAGATTTTGCTGGGGATGACAAAAATCGTTGGAAGGTTTCTGACGAAGAAGGAAAGTCATTAGGCGACGTAGAAGGAACCACTAAAAAGAATCCATACATCTTTTGGGACGATGCAAAGACCAAAAGAGAAGTAGGTGATGAGGGAGCAAAGGAATTGGGTAACATGGGAAGTTCTATGGGTAATCCTTCTTATGCACAAGCTGAAAAAGCTGGTGACGAAGCGCCTTGGCCCCCGAAAAAGAACCCGTTTTTACTTAATAACTTGAAGCCATCAACACCAGAATAAGGGGAAATTGGAAATGAATAACAACCCTATGTTGCTAGTTGATAGCTGCGTAGGTTCTGGATTTACTTTAAATTTGAATGAATCTGCCGCTACTGAAAACGGTACTGTTAAATTTAAAGGCAAATTTCAAGAAGCCGAAGCAGTTAATAAAAATAAAAGAATGTATCCTTTTGGCGTTCTAGATGAGAATGTCAAGAGACTGAATGAGCACATCAAAGGAAGAGGATTAATTGGCGAGTTGGATCATCCAACTGACAGTATTATTCACTTCACTAATGCCTCTCACATTGTCACAAAGTTGTGGTGGGACGGTAATACTTTGATGGGAGAAGGTGAAATTCTTAATACTCCTCATGGAAAAGTTTTAAAGAGCCTTATTAATGATGGGGTTCGTGTTGGAATTAGTTCGAGAGGCGTAGGGAATGGGAAAGTGAATGAAAATGGAATTTTAGTCATAGGGGAAAGTTACAAACTCATCACATTTGATGCCGTAGCTGACCCTAGTACTTCGTCGGCTTTTCAGGAAAAAGTCACTAAGGCTAAGAGAGAGGCCGTTAATAACCAAAATGTTGCTAGTAGTTCATCAAAAAATGATGGCAACGGCATACATATTGTTAGTAAAGAAGCTATCGTAGCTGCACTCAGCGGCATAATTAAAGAAGAAACAGACAAAATAAAAAGTGAGGTTAAATCTAATGGATAGAATTATTGAGTCATTAAAAAAACTCTTACCAGAAGACCAGGTAAATGAAGTTGCTTCTGCTGTTGAGGAATCTTTAAACGAGTCTAAAGGTGAAGTTAAAGAAGAACTTGAAAAAGAGTACAACGAAAAATTGGAAGGGGCTTACTCTGAGCTTTCAGCCGAACTTTCCGAAGCAGAAAAAACAGCAGAACAAGGTTATGAAGAGGCATATAAAATCATCACTGATCTTAATGCACGTCTTGGTATCCAAAAAGGCGAATTTGATACTGCTTTAGAAGAAGGCTACGAAGAAGCATATCAGATGTTAATTGCCGAACGTAATAAAAATGAAGGCATCGAAGTCGAGATGTACGAAGAGTACGATAAAAAACTCGCTGAGATGAAAGAATATATCGTTGACAAGGTTGACGAATTTCTACAACACAAAGGTTCTGAAATTTATGAACAAGCCAAACAGGACGTTCCCAATGATCCTCGCATGGCTGAACATAAAGTGGCCTTTGATAAAGTTGTTGATATTACAGCCGACTATCTCTCCGATGAAGACTATGCCAACAACACCAGTGCCAAACTGGATGAAGTTGGAAAAGAAGTCGAAGAGCTTAAGGGGCAACTAAAAGTTCTCGAAGCTAGAAACATTAGACTTTCTACAGAGAACAACAAGCTTAACGAAACTGTCCATGAGACTCAGCAAATCCTTGTTGAACAACGAGAATCAGCCGAAGCCGAAAAGGAAGCAGTAGTTATCGCAGAACAGAAAGAAAGAGAATCGAAAGCAGAAGAAGTTGAAGGAAAAGGACAATCTGTTGTGGAAGAAAAGGTTGAAGTCATTGCTGAATTCAATGAAAGCAACGAAGAAACCACAGAAGATACGAATGATACCGTGTCCGCAGACGAAGGTTTGGATGATCTTCTAACTCTTGCTGGCATTAAAAAATAAAACCATTTAAAAATTAAGAGGTTAAAAATGAATATTAACTCCAGATTGCTCAACGAAGCAAAAGAACTTGAAGGTCGTTGGGGTCAGACTGGTTTGCTTGACGGTATCGAAGATAAGATGGTCCGTTCAACCACTGCCGTTCTGCTCGAAAACCAGAGACTTGTCAACGAAGTTTCAACCGATACGGGCGACGTAGCCCAGTTTAAGAGAATTAGCATTCCGCTAGTTCGTCGTATTTACCCACAGTTGATCGCTAACAAGATCGTTTCCGTGCAGCCATTGCTCGGCCCAACTGGACTCGTATACTACTTGCGTTTCCGTTATGCCACGAACAAGGGCGACATGCTCGGTGCTGATCTTCAAGGTGCTTTCAGCACAGCTAACGATGCTGGCTCAATGCAGCAGACCGCCGCTGGTGATGCAAACCTTTCGAACTTCTACTCCTCACAGGTTGTAAGTCTCGAACCCAACAATGGCGACCACGCTGCCAGTAATACTACTCCGGCATTCACGTTGCTACACACTCCAGTTATTGCTGGTACGGTTGTTGGACATGTTTTCACCTCCGCTGGTGTTGAACATGCTACTTTGACGATTGATTCGGCAGGCACTACCTGTGTGCAGGCGTTGACGGCAGCAGGTACCGCAGCTAGTGAAGCTGGTGCTATCAAGTCAGGGACATCATCGATGGACTCCGGTTTGGTACTCAGCACGGGAGCATTTGAGTTGGACTTTACAACTCAGTTTGCTGCTACGCATACGTTCTCTTGGACTTACGAGTACAACATGGACGGCAATACGGATCTTCCCGAAGTCAACTTGGCTATCGAAAGTGAAGAGATTGCTGCTAAGACCCGTAAGCTCAAGGCTGTTTGGTCCTATGAAGCACAGCAAGATCTCCGCTCACAGCATAACTTAGATGCTGAAGCTGAACTGACTGCTGTTCTGGCACAGGAAATCAACCTTGAAATCGACCGTGAGATCATCAACGACCTCATTACCTCTGCTGGCACAACTTCAACGTGGGCCTTAGGTTCCGCTGGTGCTACTGATTTCGCCAAGGGCGACACAGTTAAAGAGAGATATGAGTCGCTGTATGTTAAGATTACGGAACTTTCAAATGTAATCCACCGTAAAACTCTGCGTGGCGGAGCTAACTGGGTTGTTTGCAGTCCTGAAATCGCAGCGATTTTTGAGACGGCAACTGCTGGTTTCGCTCCTGCTCCAAGTGAATCCTTCACGAGTTCACTCGGCGTGCAGTATGTCGGAACGGTTGCAAATAGATGGCGTCTGTATAAAGATCCTCTGTTCCCCGCAGGAAAACTCCTCTTGGGTTACAAAGGCGACAGCTACATGGACAGCGGATATTTCTACTGCCCATACGTGCCGCTGACACAGACTCCAGTAGTCTTAGATCCTGAGGGTTTCGTTCCTCGTAAGGGTATCCTCACCCGTTACGGTAAGAAACTACTCCGTGAAGGAGCTAAGTTCTACGCTACTCTGACAATTTCTGGTCACACAGTCTAATTGAAAGTGTAAGCTAGAGTATAATAAAACCCCCAACTCTTCGGAGTTGGGGGTTTTTATTTTTATATAATTCTGTTATAAAGTAAGCTTATTGTTTGGAGAAAAAC